GGACAAGGAATTATGCGTTCCTTGGCTCAGAGTTGCTTCGACTAACAAGCAATGTGTTTCGTGCCCGAGCGAATCGCCTGGTTATAGAACGTTTTTGGGGACACACCCAAAAACGTCCTGCAGTGACGCTCCGATTATGGCCAGCAACGGTAATTTCAAAGCTTGGGTTCTTCCTCCAAGCAAACACAATCTAGGCTTCACGTAGAGGGGACCTAGACTGGAATGGCCAACAACAAAACTCCTCATGACTGGGATGTGGAGGGGTTCGTAAAGAGCGGGGGGTCAGCCCCTAAGAGGCCGACTCTGGGAGTCTCTGTTCTCCCAGATTAATACTCCGGTTACCACCCGCCCAAGTAGGCCTGAACCTACTCGAACCTGATCCCTTCCACATAAGACTCCTTCACCAATGGGTATATGAAGCTTGGCAATCCACAACTGTTTCGGATACTGGATTCGAGGTCCAGCTGAACTTGTACAGGGATGCCAAACATTTGTTGGTAAAGGAGTCGAGCCTTCATCGAGACGGTTGGTGGAACTAATTTGGTTTGAGACCAAATCTCGTCCTCTAGACGGGTCCACCAACGATTACTCTGTTCTCGACGTGGCGTATGACCTTTTAGTCGTAGAATCAAGGTGTACGCCAACCAGGACGCAATAGGTGTATGTTTTCCGAGAACATATAGTGATTGCGCCTTGGCAAGAAGAAGATCCAATCGGACTGACTTACTGTAGTTGATGCTAGCGGCATCTATACTCCAGTCAAGTCTCATGATCTGCTCTGGCTCGATCAGGATCTTCATCTCCTCCGGGACAAAGAGGTTTCCACAGAAGCAAGTATGTGACAAGTCTTGGCCATAATTCATCTTGATGACAAATCCAAGACTCTTGTAGTCATCCTCGGTGAACACAGGCTGTTCCATCCCGAAGATACCGTCGTCACCTTCCACAAATCCCTCTATCTTGATGTGCTTGCGATGTGCAAAGAACTTAGCATTCATCAAGTTTGAGAAACCGTTACAAAGTGACGTCCACATATCACCACTCATGCGAGTACCAGTCACATGAGCAGTGTAGTCTCTACCGACTAGCTTCTGTTGGACAGGCCGTCCCATATAGCGATAAGCTGATAGGATATCGGCCAACACGTGAGGATTGTACTTGAGCATGTGCTCGAACAACGCTTCTTCCACAGCGCGTGTGTACATAGGAGAAAACCCGGATTCAAATGAGCTGTAATCAGTCTCCAAAATCCACGGGTATCTCCTAAGGCGAACTAGTTTCGTGGGTAGTTCGTCTATCCTCTGTCCCTTAACAAACTGTGGTTGCTTATACACCTCCTTCTCAATTAGGTGCACGTAAGCAGCAACTCTGGCTTTAAACTTATCCGACCGACTGTTTATCATTCTTGGGTACTTGTACGTCTCATAACACTCCCTCTTCAAGAACGACTTGCAGTCATAGTCCTTTCGAACCAGAATTGGGTAACCTTTCTCCCACAGCTTGTTATAGGCGTCAAGCAACTCTTGCTTACGCCTCTGATTGTAGCTACGGTTATCTTCCAACCAAGCTACAAACAGCTGTCTGTCTAGATGCTCGATCGGGTCGAGCGGCTTTAGATGTCTGTCCATCCACCGATGGACATAGGCAGACAGAGCCCGGATGACTTTCCTGTTCCCCGTCGGCATAACAGGAGCTATTCGCTTGCGAAAGGCACATTCCATGTTGTAATGGTCGTTGGGGTCCGGTATGAATGGTGCTTGTACCAGACCTAAACCAAGGTCCACAGCGTATGGTTGACATACTTTCCTCTGTGGTCCCTTGAACAACATGAATGCCCCCTCCCTGATCGGCAACGTTGCAATGTCAGGGAGTTTTTCCCTACAATCGTAGGGAATTATTATTCGCTTTGAGCGAACAACCCCGCAACGGGGGTGGGAAAACCCGCAAACCAGTTTCGCCAATTCCGAAGGCGATGGACCAGTCTCTTCTTGAACGAGAGGGTTTCCCAATAACCCTGCATCTCAGTGTCATCCAGAACACTGAAGCAGGGCAGGATCGGCCTAGCTCTCCGGCTATCCAGAAAGAACATGTCAAACACTGCCTGGATGGTTAGGTCGAGAGATGCGGGATCGACCTGGAACTCTTTCCTCTGAGCAAGCAGTGTCTTGACAGTTACTCTCGCATAGCAGGAGAACAGCCAATTCCTGATGGCCTTGTTGTTCTTCACAGAAGGAGCCAAATTTGATATCCGGAACCGGATGAACATTGACTCCAACTGGGGCGCCAGCTCCAACAAGGCCTGCTGTGCGCTGGGTATATGTATCAGTCCCCCAGCCAACAGCATGTCAGGCTCTCTCTTACTAAGGCCGCACATGTAAGCGTAAGCCTGCCCAGGATTCGCAGCATATGGTACTTCGACCTGAGCAAATGTCGTTGCCTTAGTATTCTTGACGTCCGGACGAATCTTGATGTCGTCCACGGCGTCAAATTGAGCCTGAGTCCACTCCAGATTCCTCTTGTGGCGTGTGGCTTCTGCCCGGTCGATTTCGCCTTTGAACATCCGACCGAGGTTGTATCTTCTAGGAGCACTATAGTCCCTATGAAACGACTTGAGGGACCCAAAGTACTCCACGTGGCCGCTTGGGTACACTTCTGCGTTGAAGACCCACCAAGCGACGACTACTACCAGGCACAACGAAGTTGCCTTCAGTAGCAGCCAGAACAACCAACACGCCCACTCTCCAATTTGAGTGGACTTGGTGCTTGCAGCACCAACGGTGGCTTCCTCCACCACGATATCTCTCACGAGTACTCGAGCAACAGGACGACTCCGAGTAAGTCCTTGAGGGACAATATCGTATAATGACAGCGTCCACGACACTGCCACTTCGAGAGCACCTGAGATGTGCTCCCCGACGGAAGTCCAGTTCACAGCGTGTGCGAGCTTTGATGTGGTGTAGCTCGCCACCTGATCCACTGAACCTTCCACCTTGTCCACGGCCCCCTTCACTCGGGACTTAGTGTCGTTCCAAACGGCACTAATGGCTGGTAGTGTTGGTAGAGCACTACGCACCACTTCTGTGAAGTTTGTGTTCTCCACAGAGGACAGAGTAGCATTCACGGCATCTTTTAGG